AGACCCTACAACCCGCCGGGCTATGTGGACCGTCTCCGTGAGCACTATCCTGAGATATGGATACAGCGCTTCCTCGATGGCAACTGGGATGTATTCGAGGGCCAGGTCTTCACCGAGTGGGACCGCGACTACCACGTTATCGACCCCTTTGATGTGCCGCGGCAATGGCCCGTCTGGGGTGGCATGGACTACGGCGCGACCAACCCGGCGTGCTGCATCTGGCTGACGCGGGACCCCGACGGCAACACCTACGCCTTTGCCGAGTACTACGCCCGGCAGCGCACGCCCACCGACCAGGCCGCCGATGTGCGGGCCATGGGCGCCCCTCCGCTGATCTATGGGGACCCCGCCACGCGGGCCAAGACGCTGGAGCGTCAGGGTATCTACGTCAGTGTGATGGACCAGTGGCGCGAGGGTGGCCTCAACGTCGTGCCGGCCAATAACGAGGTGATGGCCGGCCTGATGCGCTTAAAGACCATGCTGGCCCGCCGCCCTGAGCAGTACCACCCGCGCACGCACGAGCCCAACGCCGCGCGCCTCTACGTCACGCGCAACTGTGTGAACCTCATCCGTGAGATTGAGGGACTGGCCTGGCAGCAGGCCAAGAGTGATGCCCAGAACGCGCCAGAGAGGCCCGTGGACGCTAACGACCACGCCGTCGACGCACTTAGGTACAGCATCATGGGTGCTGCTGAAGCTCAAGAAGTCCAGAGTAGCCATTCGCTCTCTGACCTGCTGGGCCTGAGCGGTCACGACCTCGACCCGCGCTATGCCGCACCCCAGGTGCCCAGCCCGTCCCTACGTCGTGGCGGGATGCCGAGCATGGAGTCGCTTGACCCGGACCCCCGCTACTGAGCCGCTAACTGCCTCGCCCGGTAAGCGAGGTCTTCCTCCTCAAGCGAGTAGAAGAGGGCAGCAAAGACGGGGTACCATCGCTGAACGCGCTCACTGTCGCCGCGTCGGCGCGCTGCCCCGATGAGGCGATTGAGGCGGAGGCATCTGGACCAGCGCCGCCAATAGGCGCGCTCCTCATCGCTTAATGGGCCAAGTCGCCACCGAGGATCAAGGCCAACCGACATGCGAAGCGCCTGCCTGCGTTCCGGGTCCATCATCCGACCTCCTCTTTGACCTCCTCTACCGATGCGGCGGGAGCCAGGGCGCCCATAGCCTGCATCGCGGCCCATGCCTCATCAAGGTTGGCGCAGACGGGATATCCCATACGGCGCGCGAGGGCAGCCTCTTTGCGATAGCCTGCCCCTGTATTGCCTGCCATCACATACCACTCAGAGCCCCGAATCATGTAGGTGGTGTAAATGGCGAAGTGCCAGAAGGCCCCTGCGGCAGACGCGGGGACCACGAGCATCACGCCGCGTCTGCCCCAATAGGTCCATTTCGGCTGGTTTGCTTTCGCCATGACTGCCCTCCTCTTTCCTGCCAGCATACCACCATGGGGAGCCTCCTACCGTATGGCCGTCAACACCCTGCCGCGCCCCTGGTATGCCCGCCTCTGGACTCTCCTCACCACGCCCCAGGCACCGCCGGCGGTGCAGACGCCGCCCTCTACCCCTGCCCAGCCCATCGCGGCCCCCGCGGCGGCAGACGCGCCCGTGGTGCGCAGCCGGCAGGGCATCCGCGTGACGCTGTACCTGAAGACCGGCATCACTATTCAGGGCATCCTGGTGGCCACGCACGCAGCGGACTATGAGGTGGCTCTGCCCAAGGTGGCCGCCGCCGGCTCGACGCAGTTCAGGGCAATTATGCATCCTGTGGCGGTGCCGCTGGGCAATGTGGACTTCATGACCCTGGAACGGGAGTAACCCTGAATGGTAGCACTGGAGACAGCCCCCGGCCGGTGGGAGACGCTGGAAGACAGCACCCCCAACCTGCCTCCTGGCGGCCCGTTCACCGCGAATACCACGCCTCTCTCCGTGCAGGAGGCCGCCGACGCCGGGGACTATGACGCCCTGGAGCGGGCCGTCGTCCGTGAGACAATCGGGCAGCTCACCGACCCCTACATCGATAGCATGACCCTGATGGGCGTGATGCCCCTTGACTCCCGTGGCGGCCTGGGCAACTGGCAGCAGGGCGGCACCGACCTCTCCAACCAAGAGCGCACCCAGGAACTGGCCTTATCGCGCCGCCTCTCCGTCTTCAGCCCGCCGGCCCACCACACGGTCAAGATGCACGCGGCCTACGTCGTGGGGCAGGGCATTCCCAAACCCACGGCCACGGACTCCGATGTGCAGGCGGTGATCGATGATTTCTGGGAGGACCCCGACAACGCCGAACTCTGCACCTTTGCCGGCCAGTCCGAGACGGACTGCAGCCTGCAGGTCAACGGAGAACTGTTCGTGGCCTTCTTTGTCTCTGAGGACGACGGCCATGTGAAGTGCCGCACCATCGACGCCCTGGACGTGGTGGACGTGGTGACGGACCCCGACGACCGCAAGCGCCCCCTCTATTACCGCGTGCGCCTCCATGACGACCGCTACGACTTCGCGCGTGGCGAGCCATCAGCCCAGAACACGCAGACGACGCAGAGTACGGACCGCTACGTCTACTTCCCCGACTGGCAGAACACGGACCCGAAACGCGACCCCTACCATGGCGAGGCCGCGCCCCTGGCCAAGGGTGGTGCGGTGCTGGGGCACTGGGCGCTCAACCGCCTGGGTCTGCGGGGCATCCCCGACAGTGCCGCGGCGGCCCCCTGGGTGGCGCAGCACAAGAAGTTCATGGGCGAACGGGCCATCTTGCAAGCCGCCGCCGCCAAGATCGCCTTTATCAAGACGGTCAAGGGCGGCCCCGCGCAGGTCAACGCCGCCATGGCCCTGGAAGAGACCAGTCTCTCGGGCGCCATCAGTGGGCTGGAGACCAACCCGGCGTGGGCGCCGGGCAGCACCTACGTCCATAACGCGGGCATCGACCTGGAGCAGTTCAAGTTCGATACGATGGCCGGCAACGCCGCGCAGGATGGCGAGATGCTGGCCCAGATGTTCTCCACGGCCTTCGGCTTCCCCACCTACTACACGCTGATGAGCACCCACTCCACGCGGCTGGCCACGGCGGTGGCGATGGAACTGCCCGTCCTCAAGCTCATGCTGGCCATGCAGCAGATGTGGAAGGACATGCTGCGGGCCATCCTCGACTTCGCCCTGGTCCACGCGGCCATCGCTGGCCGGCTCAAGGTGCCCACCCGCGTGGCCCATGGCCGGACCATGATTGACTGGAAGAAGGCCCCCCCCGCGCCCAAGGATGAGGCCACGCCTCCCGCTGGCAGTCCGCCCTCCCCCGACGCCACGCAGACAACCGCCGTGCGCGAGATGGACCCGGCCAGTGTGGAGGCCCAGGCCGCGCACATCGACAAGCGGGCCCAACCCGACGCCACCAAGGAGCAGAGCCAGAAGCAGCGCGGCCAGTACAAGGTGGACATGCCGCCCCTGCTGGAGCGCGAGACACAGGCCCTCGTGGCGGCCATCGTGCAGGCGGGGCAGGCCGGCTACATCACCCCGGAGCAGGCCGCCTACCAGATCATGCTCACCCTCGGGTTTGCCGAGGTGGACGACGAAATCGACCAGTGGCGGGCCTACATCCTCCAGCATGCCGACATCCTCGACAAGCACGCCGAGGAAGCGAAGCAGCAGGCCATGGGTGCCGGCAAAGGTCCCACGGGCAACGGCGCTGCCGGCAAACCCCCAGAACCCAAGACGCCGGCTACCACGGCGGGCGCGGGCCTCCCGTCTGGCGGGATGAGCGGCGACAAGGTGGGATGAGCGGACTAACGAGGTTTCCCTATCGTGCGACGCGCCATTGGGGCATTGTCGTGCGGTGGCGGCTCCTCAGTGGTCATGGTTGCGAGCACCGCCCTAATCGCATCAAGCACCGCGGCGACAGCCTCAGGATCGCCCAATGCCAGCACAGGTGTCGCTTGGTCGGCGGACGGACCGCGGCTGATCGTGATGTAGTACGCCATGCCCTGTTTCCTCTCTTTCCTAGTTCCCCCGTCATTCGGGGTTCGCTGCATACGCAGCGAGAGGGGGCAAAACGTCTACACGATGTGTTGCGTCTTCAGGGCCAAATCCACGGCACTTATCCCCATCTGTGGATAACGTACCGCTGTCCCGTGTTCCATCGCCTCGTGCCGTTAGGAGTTGACCATGCCCCTTCTGGTGTCCCCCGTGCGCGAGGCATCAGGGGGCGTGCTGGGCTTCCTGCGTCCGGTGCGCGAGGCCCGAAAGGGCACGGGCGGCAAGGATAGCAGCGCAGAACGCCACACGCCCGAGGGGGCGCGGTGGATAACTGTTCATCCAAACGGTGACGATGGCCACGGCCAGCCCGTGCTCATCAGCGGCTCAGGGCAAGTTCTGGGCGGCATGGGCGGCAAGTTCAACGGCCAGCACATCGGGGACGTGGCCGGCTGGAAGCAGGCCGGCACCGCCAAGCCCGGCGGCTATGGCGCGAGCGGCACGCATGAGGGCTACAATCAGCACCTGGCCACCTATGGCGGCGCCAAGGCCATTGCCGATGTGACCGTCCACGGCACGCCTGTGCGTCATCTC